CGAAGTCCACGTCCAGCTCGGAGACGTCGACCGGCCCGACTATCACCCGCCACGTGCGCCGCCACAGCTGCGCCACTATCCCCCCTGGGGGAAGTAGGCCAGGAAGCACCGCCCGTTGGGGTGGGAGTCGGTCAGTCCGGGGGGTGCTCCGTCAGCGCTCAGCGCCATGATGAATCCAGGCCAGAACCTGGCGTCTCGCACGCGGTAGGCGATCGGGAAGTTCGATACGAGGGTCAGCCCCGTGGCGAGCGGCTCACGGTCCTGGGTGTAGACCGAGAGCACCCAGCGCGACGTGCGTTCCTGCCAGTCGAAGCGAAGCACGTAGGACCGCCCCTCGATCTCCGTGGTCTGCTCATAGTGCGACTCGGTGCGAGACGTGGGGATAGTAATCACGAGAATAGCCCCCCGATCGATTCCCGGAAGTTCGCCACGGCGTCAGGGCTCACGATGTCCCGGAGCACGCTAGCTCGGCGCGCCCCAGCCGCCGTGTCCCCCGCGGTGTCGTCAGTCGTGGCTTGCGCGCCGTTGTCACGAGCTCGCCGCCCGCGTGGGTTCCGCGCCACGGGCGCGCCTACCTCTTGGGTGTCCGCGATCCTCACCTGAACGATCTCGACCGAGAAGGTGATAGCGTCGCCCGAGTCCGCCGCGCGGGGTGCAGTCACCGCCACGATCTGCGCGTCGTCGTAGGTCCGCACGTCCGTGACGACCGTCAGCAACGGCGCGCCCTCGGTCAACTCGGTCAGTTTGTCGAGCATGGCCGTCACGCGGTCAAAGCTCTCGCTAAACTTCTGGACCACGGCCTTCCCCGTGCCCGTGCCTTGGGCGCTCGCCGTCACGTTCTCGAACATGCCACCCGTGCGAGGGGGGGCGCCGAGCGGGGTGTTCGTGACCAGTCCCTCGAGCCGAAACAAGCGCTGGCCCGGCCGCTTGTGGTCGGTCAGGTCCGCCCCGCGCTCGACGGGATGCTCCGTGAGCGTGGCCGTGATCTCGTGGCCCTCCGTGATCACAGCGTCGAACTCAAGCACGCGGTAGGTGCTCTCGCCCTCGTAGTAGCCGATCGTGAGCATCACTCGCCCCCTTGCGGTTCGAGGTCTTCAAGCGCGCCTTCGTTGGCCGCGTCCATGGCCCGGCGCACACCGGCCTCAACCTCACGTGCTACGCCCCGCTCGTCGAGACCCTGGCCCGAGACGTTGATCACCGGCGCCACGGTCTGATTGACGACCGTCCCGCCACCGCCCCGTGGGGCGCGTCCCTCGCCAGGTGCGCGGGGCGCAGATGCGCCGCGTCGCGTGGGTGTCGCTGGCGCCGTCCCCTCCCGTTGAGCGGCGAGGATGTCCCGGACTTGCTCTTGGGGGGTGCGTGTGTCGCCCCGCGCCGCCGCCGCTTCCGCGTTGGCCTGTTGGCGCGCCGCGAGTACGGGATCGACCTTGCGGTCCTCCCGGAACATGCCTTCAATCACCTGCTCCGGCGTGGCGTTCTCATCGATCGCGATGTTTGTCAGACCCATCGCGTTGGTCAGCCGGGGGGCCAGCGAGATCACGACGCCCATTGCTCGCGCGAACTCGTTCCACGCGAACGCCAGCGCCCCGACGAAGCCCTCTTGTTCCGATGTCTCCGCAGTCATGCGGATCACTTGGTCGATCCAGTCCTCGAAGACCGAATCGCCGCCCGTGAACGCCGTGTACATGTCCTCGACTAGCAGCGTCACGAGGACGACACCTACCGCGATCAACCCGAACGACAGAACCGCTTTGAGCATAGCTTTGTTAGCCGCCAGCCCTGCCGCGACGGCCGCGCTCTTGAAGTAGATCAAGGCCGTCGTCGCCGCGCCTAGTCCGATCTCCAGCAGGTAGCTATTGTCCGCCAGCTCCGTGATCGCCCTGGTCATCTTGGTTAGCGACTCCGTGGACCGCTGAAGCACGGGAAGCAGCACCGTCCCAAGCCGTGTCTTGAGCGACAGCAACGCCATGTCCTGGCGCGCCCAGGCGTCCGTGATGTCCGCGCTCGCCGCGATGAACTCCTGCGACGCCCCGCCGCCAAGTTCCTCTAGCTCCGCGCGCATCTCGGCCACGCCCGCAGCGCCCCCCGCGAACAAGGGCCCGAGCCGCGCGCCGCTGCGCCCCATCAACGTGCTCAGCAGCGCGACGCGCTCGGACGGGTTCTCCAGTCCCTGCAGCCCGTCCGCCATGCCCGCGAGGATGTCTTGTACCGGGCGCAGCTGCCCGCTTGCGTCCGTGACCGAGACCCCCAGCGCCGCGAACGAATCCCGCGCCGTGGCGTTGCCCTCGCTGGCGTCGTAGGCCATGCGCTGAAGACGGACCAGCGCCGTCGAGAAGTCGCCCGACGCCACGCCCGAGAGGTTCGCCGCGTGGCGCCAACTTTGGAGGTCCTCCGACGCGATCCCTATCACCCTGCTGGTCTTGTCGAGCTCGTCGCCGATCCCCGCCATCTCCGTGACGAAGGCCCGCGTCCCTTGCACGATAGCCGCACCCGCGACAAGCGTCCCAAGCTGGCGAAGTCGGTCCGTCATGGACACGACCTGCTGCTCACCGCGCTGGAGCTGCTGGCCCTGGAACTCAATCCCGAACCTGGCGAATACCTCCCTAAGTGCTGCCATGACTAGCCGCCGCGTCCAAGTCTTCGAGCACGTCAAGCACCTGGTTCGCGTCCCACACGTCGCACAGGGTCCATTGCGTCTGAAGTGTGATGAGATCCACGGTGTAGCGCTCGGAGGTCAGGACACGCCAGGCGTCCCAGGGGATGTGGTCCGGGAGCGGCGCGATAGCCGGCGCCCCCTTCAGCTTGTGCTTGTGCTTGATACGGGGCCTTGCAGGCCCCGAGCTAAGGCGAAAAAATCGGCGTAGTTCACCTCGACACAGAAGGCCAGCCATTTGAAGTAGCTCAGCAGCTTGCCTTGAAAGTGGGGCCCAAGGTTCTCCTTGGTCAACACGGGGGCCCGGCCGTCAACCTGTACGGTGCACGTCTTGCCGAAGCGCTCCTCGAGCGCGACTAGATCCGCCTCGTCGAGATCCTTGACCAGCCGCAACACGCCCTCGGCGACTTCGCCGAAGTCGAGATCCCCCAGGCCCTTCGCGCCGTCCTTCTGGAGACCGCTCACCGCGCCGGCCAGCCCGAGCGCTAGCCCCGGCATGACCTTCTTGGTCAGCAACGTGAGCACGCCTCGCGCATCCGAGAAACCAAGCTGGGTGCACGTGTAGACGTGCCCGTCGATCTCGCGCGAGACCTGCTCACGCATCGTCGTTGCCACCGTGTGTCTCGTCGAGACGTTCGTACGCCAGCACCCACTCGCGCGCATTGACCTCGGATTCGAAGGCGGGGTCAGGCGCGCTTTCGATCCAGCACTTGGCCGCGCTGAAGATGGACGTCCCGCCGATGTCCTGCACCGTGAGAGAGCCCACACCCTCGCCGTTCGTGGCGTCGCGGTCGGCGTTGTAGATCTCACTGAGCCGGTCGTTGCTCTTGCTCGTCGCCATGAGCGAGATCGTGAGCGTGCCCGAGCGGTCGTGCATTCGGGACCGCGCGATCTCGCCCTTGACCCCCGCCTTCTTACTGAAGGCCGGCCCGGTCTTGGCGAGCGTGACGAAGGTCCCATCGCTGAAGCCTTCAACGAAGTGGCCGAACGCGGTGACATGGATGAGATTAGGATCGTAGGTCTTCATGTTCAGCCTTACGCGGTGATGCGGCCCGAGATGGTGATGCTGTGGATAGCGCCAGCAACGCGCGCCTCGAACTCCACACCCGGCAGGTTGCGCGCCGTGCGGTTCGCGCTGCTCACGGAACCCACGGAGGGGGTTGTGATGGTCCAGCCCGAGTCGAACAAGCCCGCGTCCTCGGCTTCCTTCAGGGCGCCGCGGAGCTCGTTGGCGACCATCGAGATCCCCGCGTCCGTGAACGGCACCTTGTCGTTGTTGACGCGCAGGGCCAGTAGCCGCGTGGCCAGGTTGTCCTCGAACCAGTCCACACCGCGGGTGATGTCCAGCCACTCGCCGCCGTGCGCCTTGCCGTTCAAGGTGATCGGGACGCGCTTGACCGTGACGTAGTAGTTGCTGTCGTTGGCCTCGAGCGTGGCCTGCTCCGTTGTCGACCAGCTATCAGGCGAGAAGCCCGTGATGCTCTTGAACGCCCACGTCGCCGAGCCGGGATCCTTGGCGAGCATGACGCCAAGCCAGCCCGCGCCGCCGTAGCCCTCGGGGTCGGTCTTGGTCACCATGGACGCCGCGCGGTTGTTGCTCGCGCCCGACATGGCCGCCGCGGGAGTGTCCCAGCCTGAGGCCGTCGAGACCTGCGGACTGGCCACGAAGATCCGGCTGTTGGCCGCCGCCCAGGTGGCCACGTCCGTCACGTTGATCGCGCTGTTGGCGTCGATCGCAATGCCGTAGAACCCGGCGTCCGCATTGAGCAACGCGGTCAACGCCGTGTCATAGCCCCAATCAGCCGTTGTGTCCTCGAACACGCCGAAGCCGGTGGAGTCCTTGATGTAGGTCCGCACACCCGCCGTGCCCGAGTCCAGCGTGACCACGCCCGCAGCGCTGGACAACGTGGCGTCGAGCGCTGCAACCGCGGTCGCCGTGTCCGTCGCGTCGGTGTCGAAGGGTACATCGATCGCGACCTCCGTACCGTCCGCCTTGACCAGCGTCGCCGTGACACGCTGGCCCGACACGATCCCCGTCAAGGTCAGCGTGGCCGTGCCGTTGGTCCCAGGCGTGGGCAGTCGCCCAACGCGCACCACCGGAGGACGAGGGCGCTGCGAGAACACGGCCGCCGCCAGCTTGTAGGCTTGCTCGTTGACGCTGAACCCGTCCGCTTCCATCTCTGCGGCCGAGCTGTAGTCCCGGTAGAGGTCAAGGTTCTGGGTGTGGTGCGCGAGGCACAACGGTACGCCAAAGCTGGCCCGCGAGGGGGACACCGTGGCGAGGGAGATGTTCAGGGTCAGCAGGCTGGCGGTTGTCATGTGTGGGCCCTACGGGGGTAGTCCTGTGCAGCATAGCACAGGCGGGAAAAGTGCCTAGGCGTCCTGCGGACCCACTAGGTAGGTGACTAGCTCGGACACGCCGTCAATGTCTCCGGTGATCTCAGTCGTCGAGATGTAACCCGCGTCCTCGTCCGCCTGCTCGTCCGAGACATGCGAGAGCAAGACGGCCTCGAAGATGGCGACCGAGAGCAAGCGCCCGCCGCCTTCCTCCGTGCGGTCGAACGTCAACACGTTGGAGGTGGAGCTCACCGCGAGGTCAACGCCGCGCAACGCCGTCAGGACTTCCTGGCGGCCCATGCGTGTGCGGATGTCCTCGGCGATGGCCCGCGCGCTCCCCGCTAGGTTCTGGTTCCGGGACTCGACCTTGACCTGTACCGTCAGCGCGCGGGGCCCGTACTGGCGAGGAACAAGCATGTCCGCGCCGTTGTCGTAGCGGTAGCGCGTCTCGTCCTTCCCCGCCTTGCGCGGGCCCGAGAGCACCGAGAGCAGGACACGGGGCCACGCTTGCCAAGTCGATTCGACCGGCTCCCAATAGACCAGGGCGCCGCCAGCGATGGCCAGCACTTGCGCCGCGAACGTGTCCTGCAGGCCCTGCCAGTTCATGCGGGGCGGACCTCGTGAGTGATGGAGCTCCGAAGCTGGCCCGTATCAATCAGCGGTGTGCTCGACCCCTTGGCCGCGACGGTCGCCGCCGCGTTGGGCGGGGTGACCCGTCCGGCGCTAATATACGCCTGGACCTGGCCTTGCGCCCACGCCCCGAACTGCGCCATGGCCTGGTCATGGGTGAGCTTGCCCGAGAGGATCCGCGTGGTCAGCTTGCGGATCGTGTCTTCGATCTTGGCCTTGTCCGCGTCCGCCCACGCTCGCAAGAACGAGCGCTGGGGTACACCGATGCCGAACTCGTGCCACTCGGCGAGCTGCGCCACGGTCAGGCCGCCGCCGCCTTCCGCCGCCGCGTCCGCGCCCGAGCCGATGATCCCCACGTCCACCACCGTACGCGCCGGAGTAGTGACCGTCTTGACCAGCTTCTCCGCGCCGCGGTCGCGCACTATGACCTGGCCGGCCACTAGGGCAGCCCCGCTACACGGAACCCCGAGGCCACGGCCCGCGCCATGCTGCGCCGCGTGTTGCCGTAGATCGTGGTCACATTATCGATCCTCATCTTCTCGCCACCAGGGGAGAGCGCCAGAAGGTGCGCCGCGAGGTACAGCACACCGATCGCGTGGTCATCGCCCCACACGTCTTCGGGGGTGCGGGTCAGCGCCTCTTGAACGCGCGCCGTCACCAACGCGCTAGGCGCGTCCGCGAACTCGGCGAACGTCGCACGCAGCAACGCAACCCAGGTGACTACCGTCGCCGTGTCCTCTGTACTCGTGACGGGGGGCGACGGGAAGGCCACGGGTCAGCCCCCCAGCTCAGCCGTGCGGTCCTCGAGGGCCTTACGCACCGAAGCGCGGGGGTCATGGACCCACGGGAGCAAGTCCTCGGCGGACTCCGCTGCGTGGATGATCTGGCGCGCTTCCTTGGCGCTGAACTGGCCCACGTCAAAGCCCGCCGCGTCCTCGTCAACCGCCGGCGGGGGTGCGTCGGGCGCAGCCACAACGGGCGCAGCGCTCGACGCGACCGACGCCGCCACGGGGAGGGCCTCGCCCGTCACAAGTACGAGCTGCGGGAATCGCCCGAGCGTGTCCCGCGTGACGTAGCCCATCGTGTCGCGTCGGATGTCCGAGGCGTTCAAGATGCACGACCCCACGGGGTTCGGCCCCATGTTGCGGACAAGTACGATGTCCTCTTGCGGGGTGCCGTGGTACCAGTGGGAGAGGGTGTGCGGTGTGCTCATACCCGGAAAGCCCCGCCGAGCACAAGGCAGGGCGGGGCGGACCGAGAAGGGGTCGACTAGATAGTGTCGATGTAGCGCATCCCGAGCGGGCGGTAGATGGCACAGCCCGCCGTGCGCCCGTGCGCGAGCACGTTGAACGCGTAGTTCTTGGGCTGCGGGGGCAGCACCTCGAACTCTTGGGGAATGACCACTTCGCAGACCTCACGGTCAGCCCGGAAGGCCACGCCGCGAGCTCCGCCGCCGACCGCCGCCGTCGCGAGCTTGTTCCAGCTCTCGACACGCGCAACGCTCGGGTTGGCCTTGCGGAACGCCGTCAACACGGTGTCATCGTTGCCGTTGGACGTGCTCATGCGCTTCTGGCTGATCAGGATGTGCTGAGCAGTCGGAAGGAGCACGGTGTCCGGGAGGTAGGTCTCCTTGGACGCGATGATCATCTCGGACACGAGCTTGTTCAGGTCGGTCAGGATCTCGTCCGCCGTGAGCCCAGCCCACACCGCGCCCACGGGGGTGGTGATGCCGACAACCGAGGACTTGAGGAAGCCCACGATGTTGTCCTGGGCAGAACCTTCCGCCGCCAGGGTGTCGATCCCTCGCTCGAACGCCTTGCGCGCGGCCATGGCCTTGCGAGCGTCCAAGGGCACGCCCGAGAACGCCGCCCGGCGCATGTCCTGGATCGAGTAGTTGTAGCTGTCGCCCAACGACACGATGTCGTGGCGGATCTTCTCCGCGTTGACCTCGACCGTGGGCGCGTCGTCCGCAAAGTTGCGGATGATCTTGGCCTCGCCGACCTCGTCGGTCTGCGTGTACGTGAAAAACTCCGCCCCGGTGTCCACGTCCGTGGCGACCGGGAGGAAGCGCCGCGCGTATAGGTCCTCGTACCGGACCTCCATGACCGCGGCCCGCATGAACTCGAGCTGCTGCTCAAGCATGGCGGTCTCGCCCGCGTCAAGGCGCTTCTCGGAGGGGGAGAGCATGTGGATCTGCTGGACGATCGCGTCCATGTTGTAGCGACTGTGCATCGTCATCACTCCTTACGGTCCGACCGTGAGCCCAACGGCCCAGGCGTTGTTGAGGCAGACCGCGGTCGCCAGGTGTCGTTTGCTCGCCGTGGCCGCAGCGCTCACCGCCGTGGCCACGTCGCGGTAGGTCACCGTGTGCCCGTTCTTCGTGCCATCGGCCACGAAGTAGAGGACCGTCCCGTCCGGCGCGTTGGCCGGGAGCGAGATCGTGGACGCCGCGCCCGTGGTGGCCACGTCGTAGACGGTGCCCGAGACGGGAGCAACGACCTCGAAGTCGTTGGTGGTGTATGCGGTCAGCCCACCAGGCGCCGCGGTAGCGACACCAACCGCGCCGAAGTCGACCTCAAGGCGAGCGAACCCACCAGAGGCGACTGTCTGAGCGAAGCGCGCGCCCGGTAGGGGCACGTGGTCCGCGTCCGCAGTCACGCCCCACTCGTCGAGGCTGCCGGTCGTGTTGCCATACGTGGCCGCCTGGCCCGCCGCAACGTTCTCGCTCACCTGGACGTATACGACGCCCTTGCGTAGCAGCGACACAGAGCGAAGGTCGCCCAGGTCGCTGGGCTCGCGCGAGCTCTCGTAGACCACGATCCCGAGGACATTGCCCGCATTGAGCACGCCCCCGTTGATGATGGTCTTGGCCTGGCCGTCAGCCGTGCCGCGGACCATGACCTTACCAAAGGCAGCGGGGTTCGCCGTCGCCTCGACGGCACCGGAAACCACGTAGCGCAGGGCGCCCGCTTCGCCAATCTGGCCAGCCACGCCGCGAACGGGGGCGCTGGTGATGCTTGTCTGAACGGCCATTTACTTCGCGTCCTTCCAGGACTTGCGTCCCGCTTCATGTGCAGCCTTGGTAGCCGCGTCGGCGCGCTCGCGAGCGAGCTCCAACGGGGTCTTTTCGCCAGCGGGGCGAGCGTCGGAACGAACCGAGGCCGCGCCCTGCGTGGCGAGCGTGTCGAGCGCCAGGTCGAAGGCCGCGGCCAGGTAGGCCGGCTCCTTGTCCGTCAGGTCGAGGCTGGGGTGAGCCTTGGCGATGACCGCGCGCCGAACGTCGTCGTCGCTCATGTCCTCGCGAACGGCCACCTTGTGCTTGTCCGCCTGGCGCTGGAGCTTGACGCTCTCACGCGCACGGGACTCGGCGTCCTTGACCTGCGCCTCCGCAGCGTCGGCGCGCGCCTGGGCTTCGGCGAGTGCCTTGCCCTGTGCTTCGCGCTCGGCCTGGGCCTGGGCGCTAGCAGCGTCGCGCCGCACGATGGCGGCTGTATGTGGGGGGGTGCCCACGGCGTAATCAACCCCGTCGATTCGCTCGAACTTTTCCATGGTCTTTGTTTCCTCCGCAGGTGCGGGCGGGAGTCCATCCCCCGCAGAGTCTAGCCGTAGGCTCACGCCAGCGCCGGAACGCCCCCAACCGGGAGGCCCCACCGCCACGTGGTTCTGTCGGACGTTCAACTGCTCAGCGTCGTAGTGCTGGCCCTCGTAGACGCCCGGTGTGGGGTCAAGGTCCAAGCGGTAGCCACACGAGATATCTTTGCGCAGCCCGCCAAGCACGGCGCTCGCCAGGTCGCCCTCTTGAATCACGAGGTCGGCCAGAAGCACGTCCCCGTCCCGCCGCACGCTGCCCTCGGCCACGTGGCCGGACGCGTACTTGCGGTAGTTCTTGGGGCTCACGAGCTCGGGCGGATGTAGGTCAGTGACCGGCGCACCTTCAAGGCTCGCCATGCTGTCCGCGTGGAAGACCTGCTCAGGCCGCCGCAGTTCGCGCCGCTTGGACCCGTCTGGGTTCTGGTACTCCAACACGCCGACGCGTGCGACAGCCGCCGTCACCCGGATCCCTCCTTGGGGGGTCTGGGTCACCTTGCTGATCTCGCCGCGGTCGTAACGTATCGTCACGTGTGCAGCGTAGCACGGCGCGCAATGCGGTCTAGTTGTGGCACTAGTCCAAGTCCAGCACGGGAAGTGCTACGCACCTGCACTGGTAGTCTTCCCCCGGGTGATTGCGTTCCCCCGCGTCGCTCGTGACAGGGGGATCGGACCAGTTGAAGGTCAGCCCGTTCAGCGCCACGTGCGTCTCTCGAACGCGCTCGTCTCCGCTCGTGTTCCAGACGTAGCTCGTAATCCCCGCCGCTTGCTGGCGCGTTTGCGTCATCTGGGCGTTGGCCTTGAGCACCTGGTCCCGCGCGATCAGGCGCGCCCGGCTCTCGCTCACCCCGAAGCGCTCCTCGACGTCCGCCGCGAGCTGTTCCACCCGGAGGCCCGTCCGCGCCGCGGTCTGGACTACCTCCCGGACTTGCCCTAGCTGGGTCTCGGCCACGGACCCGATCAGTTCAACGTTGGTGGTCCTGAACGACTCCATTACCGCGCGCTGCTGCGCGGGCAGGTTGTCGGGCGAGATGCGCAACACCCGCGCCGTGTCCTCGAGGTTGTGCCGGTTCAGGCGCTGGCCGTACTGGTCAAGGATGGGGCTCGCGCCGTACGCGCTCACCCGCTCGGCCAGGCGCAAGCCCAAGTTGCGGAAGTCCTGCTCAAGCGGGAACAGGTCGCCTATCGACACGCCCCGAAGGTGCGGGAGGATGACGTCCCCGATCATCGTCGAGAACTCGCGCGACACCCTGGCTAGCTCGCGCACGAAGGACCGCTCTATCCCCAGCGGCGGCCGAGGGCGAAGCGCGGTCAGCCCGCGCCGCGCGCGCACAGCCTCGACCCTCGCACGTCGTAGCCCGAGCGCGTGCTCAAGCGACGCCCGCGCGTACGGGTCTAGCTCAGCTACCAGGGACGGGGGCATTGGGGTCCACGGGTTCGGCTACGACCGGGGGCACAACGGGGGGCACGACCACGGGCGGCACCACCGCGGGCGGCTCGGGGGGCATGTACTTCTCGCGGTCCGTGTCGAGGTCGACCGTCGTCTCCATGCTGTAGCCGTCGCCGCCG